GTTAACCAATACGCATCAAATTGTTTTTCAATGTCATCAAATCCTTTTCCAATAATCCCTGCATTACCAATTATATTACCAATTAAGGCTTTTTTAAATGTTTCGTATTTTTTAGCATCAATAACATCATTTGATAATACCATATAGGCTCTTCTGAATGCTTTGTTGTCTGCAAATTCTGATGTAGTACTGAAAGGAATAAACACATCTTTTGTTTCAAGTTGGTTTGAAAGACCTTTTGGTGTCACATCAAAAACAAGTGGAGCGGTATATTTGGTATTATTTGCTGTATAGGTAAATGTTGAATTACTATTAAGTATAGTATTAAATTCAACTAAATCAGTTCTAATTCTAGAAATGTCGGTAAGTATTCCACTTAATGTGTTTGGAACTTTATCGTCAGAAGTATAATATACTCTTACTGGTCCTGATTTGGCTTGTAATCCATCGGTACCAGTATTAGGTACTCCAGGATATGATATCATATTCATTCTAGCAACTGTTTGAATGTAAGATTGTTCAACGGTTGTTAAATCTTGTACTATTTTAAAGATTGGTGATAAATAAGATGACTTTTTATCTTTTAAGAAATTTTTATAATTATCCTTTACAGTTTGAATTAATCTTGGGGAAAATTGTTTCTCGGTCTTTGAAATAAATTGTATGAAGCCTTCTTCTCCTTGTGAAATATTAAAAGATAAATCCTCAAATATTTTATCAACTCTTTGTTGTATATTACTTGGTTTACCAAATAATTGAACTGTTGTTCCATCTATTATATTTCCACTCCAATAATCTCTTGAAATCATCCACTCTTGTCTCATCGCATTATTATATTGACTCAAGACTTCTTTGTTCTTGTTAATAACGTTTGTGAAATAAGTTTGTGTTTGTGTAATAACACCATTCATGAAATCAGTATAAGATATTGTACCTGTTTCACCTGTTGAGGTTACATTACTTGTTAAGATTGAACCTACCGTACTATTATTATTTTGGCCACTATTTGGTGCTGCTTGATTAATTGCTGGTGGTGATGGCGGTACAGATTGCCCCAAAAACTCTTTGTCTAATACATCAAGGAACGCCTCTTTGTCTGTTACATCAGCCCTGTCGTCATAAATTTCTGTATTAGCATAATAGTTGAATGTTAACGCATTTTGTAACTTATCAATTGATTCCTTTAATCCACTTCCACCAACAAAATTAAAATTCATGGTTACATTTGCAATCATTGGTTGAACACCAATACCTTCAGGATTTAAATCCAAATCTTCATATTGGAATGATAACGATGTTGGTATAATTTTAGTATTATAAAAATCACCTACTCTTAAAATTAATACTGGTGGTGCACCAAAAGCGGTGTTTGTTGCGTTGTTATATTGCAATACAGGAGTACCTCCAATATCTTTAATCGTTGGAATTGTATCTCCAGGTCTCATACACTGTTGTAAGAACGTTAATCTTGTATTCAAACCTTCTGGTGTCATTGAATGGAAAGCAGGTTGGAAGAACTTAAGTTTTTCTTTAAGGTTATCAAATACCATTGGTGTTTGTTCCTTAATTGTTTCAAAATAATCACACTCAGATAAAAATTGTCTCAATACAAATTTAGTAATATTATCTCTTGGTTTCCAAGCTCTTTCAAGTTCTTGAGTTTTAAATGTTTTTGTAACAATTTGGTCTGTAGTTACTGTTGTGTAATTAGGTGTTTGTTCTGTTTGTGGTTGTTTTAAGGTTGAACTAATTTTAATAAATGCTCTTCTACATGCCATTGCACCCGCAGTGAAAATATCTTTAGCACCAACTTCTGTATCACCACCACTATTAGCTTCATCAGAACAATCATATTTAATTTTAATATCATTAGAATTTGGGTCGTAGACACCATTAACCGCTTTTGTTGCTTTTGGTTGTGATGTTGTTACTTCTCCTAAAGCGGAGCCAGGTTGAACTATTAAACTTTTACCCAAATACTTTTTTAATTCGGCGTTTGAAGTAAAAAATTGAATTGCAGATTCTATTCTTCTCGCAGACAATGAATCGTTGTACGATTTACTAGCGGGTGCAGAACAACTTGCATTAACAGTAATTGTTACAACTCCTTCACTACTTTGTGATAACTCTTTAACCAAATCATTAACTAATAATTTCATCACTTCATAGTTTGGTGTCACAACAGTATTAAACATTTCGTTAACACCTGTTAAATCTGCTGGTTTAGTCTGAGCGTTGTAATATGCAATATTTGAAGGTGCGGTATATCTTGTATATTCGTTTTGATATGCACTAACCTGTCCTTTTTTTGGATAATCGTTTCCAAAATAAAAGCCCCAGTCATTATATTTTTTTAAAGCTTCTTCACCAGAACTACCTTGATTTGATTGAGCAAGTGGGTCCGTTCCTGAAGTTGGTGCATTAAATCCTGTTTGAATTGTTTGTTTTGTTGAGATTAATTGTTCTCTTGTTAAATCTTTTGAAGTGATTGCAGTTTGAAGAAGATACAAATCATTCGGATTGATTGTATAATATTTCTTAGCCAATTCATAAATGTCATATTTTCTACATCCTGCAAAGAAAGAATCCAAAATAGAATTAACTCTTGTCTTGTTTGTTTCGCTGCCCAAAACTTTATCAACAATTGTATTTAAAATTGATGGATGGTCAACAACTATTTTCCATTGTAATGTTCCACCTCTTGAGGTATTTTTATATGTATACACTGGCTCTGGTCTTCCAAGGAATTCACTCTGATTCCAGTTGGCACTAACGTTTTCATTAAATGTTAAACCATATGGAGGAAACCACATAACTCTACCCCCATTAGGACCTCTCTCACAAAGTGCCAAATCATTTGATGTAAACCCTGGGGTATTTGAAGTTCTCCAAGCCAAGTTTTCAATTGAGAACATATACTTTTTAGCATAACCAACATTTGTACTTAATCCACCAGGTCCGTTAATCAAGTTAGTTGAACTTTGTCCACCCTCTTGTTTGTTAGGATAAATGTTTAAGTTATATGTGTTATCCAATACTGAATTAGAAAATCTTCTACCACTTACAGTAATACCATCAACTTTTTGTAAGTCATTGTATTGTAAGTAAGGAATGTCTTTTGCAAAAACTCTACAATATTCTGTTCCAACTTCTTGTCCAATCTCTCCAGTATACTTAATTACTCTTGAACCCTTAGTCATTTCTTTATATCCGTCGTTGAATACTTTACTAACTTGGTCAATCGCATTTCCTGCATGTTGTAATCTCTTTCCGCCTTGTGGTTGGCTATCAATAATTCTTTGAGTGTTATCTAATATTGAACCACCTTTGAATTGGATGTTTGTTGACTCTGTTGAATTATATGATGATGGTTTAAAGTCTTCGTCTTGATTATAAATTGCCCCACCAATACCAACCTTAAAACCCGCATTGTTTTTATACTTAGGTGATACCCAAGTCATTCCACCTTCAATACCACCACCATTACTATAGGTTGGTCCGTTAGCACCAAGTCTAACTTCTCTACTTGGTCCTTCATAAAGTTGAGCCAACTCTGATGGACCATATACTGGTGATTGTTGTTCAATACCATATGAGTTTGCAGGTATATCACCTGCTGGTGAGAACACTCTTGATGGGTCTGAAGATAATGAACCAATATAGTAGTTAGCATTATTCGTTGTTGAACCAACAATAGCCCCACCTAATCTATCAAATAAAGTTCTATCAAAACTTGGCTTGTATCTGTTAAAATCAAGGTTATTGAACAATCTTGATTTTTGTCCACCACCCATGTTGTTATACATGATTTGTGAACCTGTTTGTCCACCACCCAATAATCTATTAAAAAATCTACCAACAGTACTTCGTCTGAAAGCGTTATTCATCTGTTGGATTGTTGTAGATTGTCTTAAAGACGTGTTAGGGTCAAAATAAGAACCTGGTATTGGTGATACAGGTATAATGCTACCAGCTAACCTAAGAGCGAAATCTGTAGCTGCTAATATGGGGTTAGAAGGTACTGTAATTGTGTAGTTAGGCTCAATCAATGGAACTCTACCTGTAACTAAATTAAGAATGTCGGTTCCACTTCTTACATTGAACACATTGGCTCTACCAATCGTATTTCTTTTGATTTCAGCCGCAATTCTGTTTTCAAATTCTTTTTTTAGAACTTGAGCGCCTAAGCGGGCAATATATGAATCAGAACTTAATAAACCATTACTACCCTGTGGGTCTGGTGATAATAAAATTCCGATTGAAGGATAACTTGATGGGTTAAATGTTGTTGGGTATGGTTGGTTATTATATAACTGTAATGATGCGGTGATACCACCTTGGTTTTGATTTGAAATGAATTCACCCGCATCTAAAACACCTTGTCCTCCATTGGAGTACGCATTAACTTTTTTCCAATTCTTTGCTTCAGCAATACCTTGGTCAAGTATGTGAGCGTCTTGTTGACCAGGTCCGTATTCTCCTTGGTTTGAAATACTATTCAAAAGACCATTAGGGTCAGGAACTTGTCTATATCCACCTTCAGCTCCCCACTCATTTAATGGGTAAAGTTTGTTAGCAAATGAAGGTTCGTCAATTAATACATCAGGGCTATCAACAACTGAACCATCGGATTGAATATACTCGTAGTTAGTTGGGGGCGTAGGTCTGTTAGGTGCTTTCGCATAAGGTACCAGATTCTTAACAATTAGTTTTTTCCTAAAAGCTTCTGAGTTAACTAAATCTAACGGACTTGGCATTAATTTCTTTTTATATAAATAGGTTAGTGATTAATTTTTAATTACCGTAATTTGTGTTGTTTGGAGCCTTTGTTGGGTTTTGTGGTGCAGTTAAACTCATGAAATATTGTTTAGTTTGTGGACTATTTGCCCAATCATCTAACATTTTTTTTGTCAATTCACTTCCATTAGGTGTAGTAAATTCTACTTGTATCTTACCACCAACATCTACCGTAGTCTTGGTATTTGTAGTTGTTGATAGTCCATCTCCTGGCGTTTTGTTTGGAAAACGTTTACTACCCAAATCTATTGGGTCTGATTTACCACCCATTAATGCATTATAGGTTGAGAATTTTCCCTCATTAATATTGGGTTTTCTGTCGTTACCTAATAATTTATCAATTAAACTTTTTCCACCCTTTTCTGTCGCTGATTTGTCGTTACCAAGTTTATCACTCATTTGATTAAGAACCTTTAAAACACCTTCTTTAAATTCTGAACCAAATTTTTGTGATTGTTTATCAGCAGTTTCTAATAAAGTTGCACTAGCTTCTGCAAGACCTTTATTAGGGTCATTCATATCCTTGAAAAATTGTTTGAAGTCAGCAATTGCCGTTGTTGCCATTTGTCTTCCACTGGTTGTTTTTCCATAAAAATCAGAAAGAGTACCAGTAATTGCATCAGTTAGTCTTCTTCCACCTTCAACCTCTTTATTGATTGTTTGATTACTAGCAAATCCATACATGAATCCATGGTAGATTGCTCTTACATCACCAGCAACCATTTCACTATAGTCTAATTGAGACCTAGCAATATCTTCTAATGATTTTGGACCTTCTTTTTGTTCCTTAAGTGTTGCTTCTAATTGTTGTTGACTTACACTTGTAAGTTTTTCCCAACGTCTTTCACCTGTAGCACTGTCTTTAACACTAATTTCATATTCACCACCATCACCCATTCTAGAAATGTTTGAAAGTAATTGTTTGTCTTCTTCATTAACATTCAATCCAACGGCACTAATTGCTGAAAGTCTATAATCGGCTTCCTTAGCCGCCAATCCAAGTTTTGTCATTTCAGTTGCGCTTACCTGTGTTTGGTCTTCAAGTTCTTTAAGTCTTATAACCCCTTCAGGTGTGATTTTAAACGTTTTTGTTTTTTCATCTAAATAAGTAAATTGTTTTGCAACATTAACTAAACTATCCTGTAAACCTTGTGGGTCATTTAATGAAGCATCCATTAACCTGAATGGGTCTCCTAAATCACCAACCGCCAATCCTAATCTTTGAAATGCCGAAGCAACCTCAATTGCTCTTTCAGGTTTATATAAACCATCAGCTAATCTAAAAGTTGTGTTCATATCAAACCTTAACAATGAGGCTTGTGCTGCCATTTTAGTTAACCCTTGTACACCTCCCTCAAACTGGTAACGATTCAATTGGTCCATGTTATTGGTAACAACACCAAATACCTCTTTTGTATTTGCACCAATACTTTGAATATATTGTACAGAATCCTGTATTTGTTTTGACATTTGATTGATGCCAACACCTACATCACTAAAATTCTTAACTAATGTTCCTACTTCCTGATTAGTAACTTTAAACGCGGCATATAGTTTTTCAGTTTGTAGTGTTGTGGCAATAACATTTCTCTTACTTTCTAAAGCAATATCCTGAATTGTTTTTTGAGCTGATGCAAGGTCTCCACCAAGTCTATCAATACGAGGTGTAACATCCGCCAAGGCAGTTTTGACATCACCAATCCTCTGTCTTGTTTCACCGAAAGCCCTATTGATTGCACCACCATAAACATCTAAGTCAGTAATAGCTCTGGTAATATCTGTAAAGAATGCTGACAATGCACCCTTACGGTACTCATCCATTTTATCGGTGAGTTCTTTAAAGTAATCAAGAGGATTTTGTTCGCCAGCCATATGTTAACTTTTCTTATAAATACAAAAAGACTGAAAATTCAGTCTTTTTTATTTTCTTCAATCCATTTATCTAATAAATATTTTCTTGCGAAAATCGGCATTTGTAAAAAATCACTGTAAGAGATATTCAACAACTTAGTCAAATAGTAGAATTCATCTAATTGACTTTTCCTATAATCAGAAGAAAGGGCGAAAAAAGTCCACCCCAAAACCAACGTTAACCGTTAGCAATTCTCCTGATGGGGTTGTTACTGTTTTCTTCATATCTAATTTTGGTTCATTCTCATCCATAAACTTTTTTAAGAATTTGGAATCAGCAATCGGCATTTGTTCAATAAATTTAACAATTTCTCCTTTGTCTGTTGAACCATTTAATTCAACAATTTGTTTTGTAAGTCTCCAAGTAACTTTTGGTGCAACTCTACCTTGTGGGTATGAATCCGCCATTTTTTCAATTTCCATTATTTCACCATATGATAATGGTTTAACTTTAATTGAAGTTTGGGACTTTGGCAACATTAATGAAAATGTACCATCTTCGTTTGGTTTTTGACCTTCAACGATACTTAACACACCTAAATCAACCGTTGTTTGGAATGGTTTTCTTGTGGCTGGGTCTGTTAGATTTACAACCATTTCATGTCCGAAAGAAGTGTTTCTTAAGAAGATTAAAATTGCTTCAATATCTCCTTCCAATAAATCTTCTATTCTAATATCTGGTTCGTAAACCTTCGCTCTTAATAAGTTAACTGCCAAATCGGCAACCCCACCCATTAAGATATTCTCATCAGCAGCGGTTAAATAACCTACCTTTAATGATTTCTTTTTATTTTTGTAGAACACTCCACCTGATGGTAAAGGAACCACGTCATGTGGAAGTGAAAAGTCTTTCTGTCCGTATTCTCTTGATTGGTCTTGCATATAAAAAAATTAACCGTATAGTTTATGTCTATACGGTTAAATATAATGGTAAATAAATTTTTATAAAGAGTATTAGTATACTAACACACATCTGTCCATTCTCATCGTAGCAGCAATTGTTGCCAAACCATCTTGGTTATAAGCTAACTGATTGAAGTTAACGTCTGTCATAAATGTACCATACATAATCCATTTTTCAACCACAACTCCTGTTGGGTCTAACATTTCTATGTCAACATCTTTTTTGTATCCCGCAGCGTATCCCATACGACCTGTAACAGATTCTGCACACAGACGAACCCACTCCATAAGAGCTTGAGCCGCTGATGGTCCAATTGGGTCTCTGAACACCACGTTGATGGTTTGCCATGTGAATCTTCCTGCAACATATGTTGATGTGTTAAGGAATGGTATTTCAGTAGCATTAATTGTAATGTGAGGTCTTGCAGCACTTTCTACAAACCACTCATTAATTCCTAAACTTGACGGGAATCTTAAAATAAAACGATTCTGACGTTTCGGTTCATAAGGAAGAGGCATTTTCATTAGTAAATCAGCCATATTATTTAATTTTTGTTTCTATGTTTATAATTGATAAATATATTAGTGTTGAAAAATTTTTCCCTTTACTTTGTTTTTTAAAAAGAATATCCTTATTTAACTTCCTTCTTAGTTCCTCCAGCAGTAGAATAAGTTTTAACTATATTATCTGGTTTATTTTTAAAGTGTTTATTCATTACTTCTATGTTTTTTGGGTCATCATCTGAAAACCCAATAGAAGGCATCTTTGGTACAAACTTATTAGCTACATCATTTTTTAGAAATGCTCTTTTATTAAGTACAGCAGCCATTCCTTTTATATAGTCCACAAATTCATCCATTGCACGAACCTTCGCCTCTTCAGGATTAGATGCACCTGTTTCGTCTCCAAAAGAAACGGGGTGGTATTTGTTGAGAGCTAAATAAGTTTTAATTAACTCATTATCAGACATCTCTTCTTCTCCTGAAAAAGTTCTATATTTCTTTAAGTTTTTAACTAACTCATCTTTACTGATTCCGTTAAAATCATTAATGATATAGTTATATATTGCTTGTTTTAAAGTGTTGGGGTTATGACCTCTTGCGGTAATAATTGAAAAAATTGAACCACTATTAATCGCTTCTCTAAAGTCATCAAACGCAGGACCTTCTGTAGCTTTCATTGCGTCTATCACAAAATCTTTATCGCCCGCAGTTCTAAAGTTTCTAAAAGGGTCTTCCGCAAATCCAACAATTGTATTACCCTTATAATTAAAATTTTCTTTACCAATTTGATGTCTGTGTTCCGCAAAGTCATCGGTACTCATACCCACTTCTTCACCATCTTCATCCTTTACAATTATTTTTGTTGGCATGTGAACAATATTATCATCCCAATCAAAGGCATAATATTTTAAATCTGGTGTTTTGTCGTCTTTAAATCCTTCTATTATTCTTGTTCTCATTGTTGGCTAAAAAATGGGGGAGATTAACTCCCCCTTATTTTTATTAGATATTTTCAAATGAAGCTCCTGTTGGTGTGATAAAGAATTCAATATCAATAAATTCAAGAGCTTTAGTTGGTTTAAGATAAATTTTACCTGTTAAAGTGTTTCTATCTAAATCTTCAGGTGAAGAAGATACCGTTACACGGAAGTCATAAAGACCTCTATCTCTTCTAATACCATCTAAGATTGGGTTAACACTATCCAAGAATTGTTGTCTTACCACTTGGTCGTTTTGTTCAAATAACAATCTAACCGCTACAGCTGAAATTAACTTACGAGCTTGTAATAACAATCTTCTTACGTTTAATCTGTTAAGAGCTGTGTCAGCAACTTGAAGTGTTTTGTTACCCCAAATTACAGTTCCAACGTCCGCGAATGTTGCGATT